CCAGGACTATAACAGTGGGTGAAGCTTGGCTTAGTCAATTTCTCGCACCGTTAGGACATGAGCTGGTATCACTTTTAGGATACTTACCGCAGGCAGCCTCAGGCTTGTCTGCTGCAGCTATGGCATATGAGTGGGCGAAACGCCTACACATGATCAAGGGACTCGATGAATCCTTTGATGCCGAAGACCTCTACTTCTTAACCTCTGACTTGACACAAGCATCAGAGTATTTGGAGTATGACTACAACGAGGCTCACCTTACAGGTTTCCTCGAAGGAGTAGGATCTTCTAACCGCTATACGCGGATTGCAATAAGACTACTGTGTAGTCCTAGGGTCATAGACCGTTGCGAAGGGAAGTTCAACTATGATTATCTTGGCTGTCAAACAGTCCGAGGATCATTGATGGGCGACCCCGGTACGAAAGGAGCCCTCACACTACACATGGTTGTAGCTGAGGAAATTGCGTACCTAAAGTATCAACTTAAAGTTGACTCAGAAGGGTTGTATAACTACCTTAAAGGTAGCGATCCATACCCTAAGTCCTCTTGGAGATGCTTTGCATCAGCAGGGGATGACCATGCAGGCATAGGTCCACTTGAGTACCTCAGAGGCATCAAAAGTGAACTTACCAAAGCTGGTTCAGTAATCAGCGAAGAAAAGAGTTTTGAATCTAAGATTGGACTCTACTTCACTGAAGAAATGATCGTTAAACTTTGGAACTTAAAGTTCCATGGAGCCGATCAAGCGTTTTCGCAGGTGTCCTATGAACATACTGTTCATATAGATGCCGTAAAAATACGGCTTCTTTCACCTTGCAGTATAGTTACTATGGTGCGAGATGAAAAGAATCCCGCTTTAGGGAAAGCAAGACAGTTCTTTAAGAAACTGAATTGGCTCCCTGAAGGGTTTGAGTCTTTTAAAGACTTAGCCTACAGTAGATTCAGGTTCAGGTTTAACATGTTCCTTCCATGGGAAAATCCCATGGTCTACTTGCCACCCTTTCTTGGTGGGCTTGGCCTCCCTCTTCCTAAAGGAAGTAGGGGTCCATTTACTTTTCTGGAAAGCTTTAAGCTACTTCCAGAAATCGTGCATTTAACCATCTCTAAGGTGATTAAAGGGACAGCAACAGAAGGCGAGAGAAGAGCGCTTTGGCTCTTTTCTGCCAACGCGACCTACCGTGGTGAAACCATGAGGACTGTTGCAGAAGAAGAGGTCTCCACCATATTTAACATGATG